GTCTGGATCTTTCTCCGGCGGTTATGCATTTGATCTAAGTATTTCAGGGCTTGCAAATATAATCGTAACCAATAAAACTGCTTCTGGGGTAAGAATTACTTTTACAGATTTATTTTCTCCTGGGGCTCTTTCCGACTTGGTTGGAACAATCCAAGCAATAGCATTCGGAGAAACTGGAGTTCCTGGACAGAATGGTTCATCCGGAACGTCAGGTACTTCTGGGACTAGCGGAACGTCAGGAACTTCCGGGGTAAACGGAGCAACTGGAGCATCGGGGATATCTTCTCCAATTACCATTGAGCAAACAAACTCTTTAGTTTCTACTGGGGTTGGAGCAACAGCAACAAGTTCAACTTCAATTTCTATTGGATATAATTCTACTGTTCAAAACAATGATGGCAACATTGCAATTGGATCTGGAGCAATTTCTAACTCACAAGTTGGTGGATTACCAGGGAGAGCAACAACAGTAGTTGGTTCTTATGCTTGCGCAGTTGGTCAAGGAAATATTGCACTCGGACAAAATTCTCTTGCTTGTGGTTCTGATTCTGCTCTTGCAGTAGGAAACTACGCTAAAGCATGTTGCGATTATGGAATAGCAATAGGAGTAGTTTCTGGATCTTCTGCATGTAAAGGTATTGCAATCGGATTTGGTATTTGTAATTGTGGAGATTCTTCTATTGCTTTAGGCAACGGAGATGGAAATGCTACAACATCTACAACAGCAGTTTGCGCAATTGTAATAGGAAATTTATCTTGTTCTACTTCTGCTTGTTCTACAGCAATCGGAACTGCATCAAAAGTTTTCCCAGGAGCAACCGGCACCATAGTCTTAGGTTCTTCTTCTGTCGGAGGTACCGGGGCTTGCAACTCAGTTGTGATTGGTAATTCAGCACAGACCACCGGATCAAGATCTATAGTAATTGGGCAGGCAGCTTCTTCTACACAAAATATTTCAATTGCAATCGGTAGAGAATCTTGCGTAATAATTGGGAGGGGAGCTAACACAGGAAATGGAGCAGTTGCAATAGGTGATCAAGTTGTAGTTTCTTCTAATCTTTACAACACAATCCAAAATAACGTTGGAGTTGGAAGTTGTGTTACAGTTTTAGATTCAGATAATCCAGATGTAGCTTTTGGAACAAGACTACTTAGTTGCGGCAATGTAAACAAAGGAGGAAACACTTTAATAGGACTGGCAAGTTGTATTTTTAATAGTGAAACTTCGGTCGTTATTGGATGGAGCAGTAGTTCAATTGATAGTAGTGGTGGTATTGCTATAGGATATACAGTAAGGAACACTGGAGCAGGTGGGGGATATGATGGTTATCAAACAACTATTGGAGCAATCTCTTGTTCTACTGCACTATGCGCACAAGTTTTTGGATATAGATCTTGTTCAACGCACGTAAATGCAACAGTTATTGGAGCTTGTCTTTCTTCAACCAGAGCAAACACAACGCACGTTAATTCTTTAGTAGCTTACGGTCAAGCTGCATCTCTAACCAACGTTATAGGTTCTACCGGTGGCACAACAACCATCAACTGGGACAACTCTAACATTCAGACGCTAACTCTGACTTCCAGCATCACCACACTAACTAAGTCTAACCCGATCGACGGGGCAGTCTACACCCTCTTCCTAACTCAGGGAGGAACAGGAGGCAAGACGGTTTCGTGGGGATCAGATGTAGAATGGCCGGGTGGAACACCTCCAACTTTGTCGACAGCAGCTGGAGCAACGGACGCAGTTTCTTTGGTTTACATAGCAGGTGTAACTGGCTACTTTGGTAATGCTAATCTAAACTTCTCTTAAGATGTTTACTACACCATTCACTTTTCTGAAGGCTGCTGGTGGGGGAGCAACCTTACTTCTTGATGCTTATCCAGGAGCTAAAAGAGCCTATTCTGTTAGAAAATTATCTTCTACTTATGCTGGATCTGCTTTGAGAGTTAGAAGATCTTCTGATAATGCAGAACAGGATATTGGATTTGTAGGAGAAGATTTAGATACTTCTGCATTAACTACATTTGTTGGAGCAAATAATGGCTTTATAACAACCTGGTATGATCAAAGTGGTAATGGGGCTAATGCTACCCAAACAACTGCTTTATTTCAACCTCAAATAGCAGCTGATGGAGTTATTTGGACCATCAATTCTAAACCTACCATTTACGCTCTAAATACCAGATCTCTGATGACATTCACTGCTTTTACAACTACAGAAGTTGCTCAACTTTTGGTTGGAAAAAAGAAGACTGCAATTACAGATAGGATGACTGGATTTTCTGGGAATGCTGTTACAATTGCAGGTCCTTTGCTTGCTCATTGGGATGACAACAACATTTATTTTCAGTGGAAAAATTATTATTCTTTTCCAAATTCTAGTATTTCATCTACTGCATATGAAGTTCTATTTGGAACTACAATTACAACATCAACTTCTCAGATTTGGAGAAATGGTTCGTCTCTTGCTCTAAGCAACAATGCTTCGGCTATTGCAGATATTTATAGTTGTATTTTTGCTTATAATGAAAATCAAGCTTATTATTCAGAAGCACTGGAACAAGAATTGGTTATCTGGGATTCTGGACAATCTACAAACTCAGCAGGAATACAGTCCAACGTTAACGCATATTATTCAATCTACTAATTATGATTACTAAGACAATAACAGGTTATCAGTACATTACATCGGAAGAAGCAGACAATGCAAGATTACTCTGCAATCAGCACTACGGAATACCAAAGACTGCAGAAGATGAAACTCTAAATTGGGTCCTACCTGCAGAAACAACTCTAAATTCTCCAGCATTCTGGTATATTCAATGGGCGGAAAGTTTAACCCAAGTGTTCGGCCAACCGACCGACTTTGAAGTTAATTTTCCAGATCCAATCGGACCAGGTAACACATAATTCGGCAGAAAACACAAAAATCATACTTATCAACAAATGAACTTATCAGGCGATCAAATCAAAAACTCATACGGGGCTCTACTAAACATAGGGGCTTCTGGGGCTGATGGAACACTCCAGCCAGTAACAGACGGATTCGGGAACGTACTTCCCTTCGAAGTTTCTACAACAACAATTAATTTTACTGGTGCAGTAACTGGGGGACCTATAGGACCGACCGGTGCAGCTGGATCGTCTGGTACTTCTGGGACTTCCGGTGTATCTGGTTCTTCCGGAACTTCTGGGGTAAACGGGGCTAACGGATCTTCTGGTTCTAGCGGAACTTCTGGTGTAAACGGAACTTCTGGAACAAGTGGAACTTCTGGTGTGTCTGGTTCATCTGGAACTTCTGGTGTGTCTGGTTCTGCTGGATCGTCAGGAACTTCTGGTGTAAACGGATCTTCAGGTAGCAGTGGAACTTCTGGTGTGTCTGGTTCGTCCGGAACTTCTGGTGTATCTGGATCGTCTGGAACAAGTGGAACTTCTGGTGTATCTGGTTCAAGTGGAACAAGCGGGGTTAATGGATCTTCTGGAACTTCTGGTGTTTCTGGTTCTTCTGGAACTTCTGGTGTATCGGGTTCGTCCGGAACTTCTGGTGTGTCTGGATCTTCTGGAACTTCTGGTACCTCCGGTGTAAATGGATCGTCAGGAACTTCCGGAGCTAACGGTACGTCTGGAACGTCTGGCATTTCAGGTACTTCCGGAACTTCTGGTGTATCTGGCACTTCTGGAACGTCCGGGGTTAACGGAGCAACTGGGGGAGTAGGACCAACGGGAGCAGCAGCACCTGGTGGAACAGCGGCTGTTACTGTCGAAGCAACTTCCAACTTAGTTTCTACTGGGGTTGGAGCAACTTCTGGGAATCAAAATTATTCTGTCAGTCTTGGTTTTAATGCTAATACATGTTCTTCGTTTGGAGCAGGAGATTATGCAAATATAGCAATTGGATGTTGTTCTAGATCTACAGGGGTAAATTCAATTTCAATAGGAAATTCTAATGTTTCCGGACAATTTGCAATAGGTATAGGACACTGTCAATCTGGAAATGCCGATAACACTACAATTATCGGTTGGTGTGCTTCAGGAGTAGGAAATGGAGGTATAGTTGCTGTTGGAAATGCTGCAAGAGCAGGAGGACAATCTTCTACAGTTGTGGGATATCAGTCTTGCACAACAGGTTTTTATAGTACTGTATTAGGAAATAATTCTTACACTTTAAGTTCTAAGGATTTATCTTCTGTTATAGGTAATTTTTCAGCAAACTATTCTGCTTGTGCTCTTGTACTAGGTTCATGTTCAACAATTTTTCCTGGCGGAACAGGATCTTTATTATTAGGTTATTCTTCCTTTGGAGGAACTGGGGCTTGCAAATCAGTAATAATTGGAACTGATCAAGGTCTAAATTCTACTCTACATAGCAGCACTGTTATGATTGGGACAAACTCAAGAATTTCCCACTGCGCAGATCCAAACTGCGAAATTACAGGAAGTGTCTTAATCGGAACAAACTCGTGCATCAGAGCAAACAACTGTGGAGCTAATAACGTTGTAATAGGAACAAACTCTTGCGTAGGAGGAAACCAGGGATGTGCATCTATAGCAATAGGACAATTTGTTACGGCAAACCAATACACTGCGGTAGCAATTGGATCTTGTAATATAGCAGACGGAGACGCAGCAATTTCAATCGGTTCTGGGGCAAATGCAGGAGCATTTGGTGTAGCAATGGGATATAATCAAAGAGCAGTAGGAAGATCAGTTTCTGTTGGATTTGATGGATGTGCAAACGGAGAAGGAGCAGTTGTACTAGGTAGATCAGCTAATGCTACTACGTCATGTGCAGTTGCGATTGGATACGGAGCTTGTGCTTGCCACGGATCTGCTTATGTTTTAGGAGTTAACCTAACTTCAAGCTACGCCAACACAGTTCACACACCAAACTTAGTTGCTTTTGGTCAAGGTGCATCTCTAGTAAATGATATCGGAACCGTTACAGGAACAGCAACAGTCAACTGGAATGACTCTAACAACCAAACTTTAACTCTACTTGGTTCTACAACTTTAACTTTCTCTAATCCTTTACCTGGAGCAAACTACATGATTGAGGTAACTCAAGGTGGAGTAGGTTCTTACACTATTACTTTCCCAACAATTAAATGGGCTTACAACAACCCACCAGTCCTAACTACAACCGTTGGAGGTATAGATGTTATTAATCTATTCTACGATGGTACAAACTATCTAGGAACATTCGCACTTAACTTCGTTTAATATGGGTTTATTTTCAGCATCATCTTTCTCAGCACCTCAAGGAGGAACTGGTATCTGCGCAGCAGGAGGAACAATTACCTGCTCTGGTGGATATAAAATTCACACTTTCAGATGTTCTGGAACTTTCCAAGTTTTCAAAGGAGGAACCGGTTTTCAATACTTAGTTATTGGAGGCGGGGGGGGAGGAGGAAAAGCAGGAGTTGGCTCTGGACCTGCAGGGTCTGGTGGGGGTGGAGCAGGAGGATGGAGATGCTGTGCAGCTGTTTCCCTTTCGTCTTGTTCATTTCCAGTCACAATCGGTCTTGGAGGAGCATCTTCTACCAACGGTCAACCTTCTTGTTTTAACTCTTTAGTTTCTGCTGGCGGCGGAGCAGGTGGGTGTTTTATAGATAATACTATCTTAAGAGGATGTTGTGGATCTGCTGGAGCAAACGGTGGTGGAGCAGGAGGGGCTGCACAAAGTGCACCTCCTAACGGTGGGGCGGGAAATACTCCGTCTACTTCTCCAAGTCAAGGATTTGGTGGGGGCTGCTCAGTAAATATTGCAGCTAACGGATACTTTGGTGGAGCAGGTGGTGGAGGAGCAGGAGCATCCGGTGGTAATTCAACTTGCACAGGTGGAGGAGCAGATACAGCTGGAGCCGGAGGATCAGGTAAAATTTCCTGTATTACAGGGGCTAACGTTTTCTACGCAGGTGGTGGAGGAGGTGCTGCTGACTTTCTTAACGGGGCAGGTGGAAATGGTGGTGGGGGAACTGGAGCTACCAACGGAGTGGGAAGCGCTGGAGTTCCTAATACAGGCGGTGGAGGAGGAGGATCTAACTTTAGCGCTGTCGGAGGCTGCGGAGGTTCTGGGATTGTTATTGTTCGCTACCCGATTTAAGGATTTGCTTTAATTCCATACCTATCCCCACTGATGTGTTCTATCGTTGGGCCAAATTGAAACCATCTAGTTCCAACAGGAACTGGACAATTGTCCGAAGCATTTTCAATAGACAACTTAAACACAGTTGCATAGTAGTCCTGGTGACCCTTCAGTAAATTCTGAACTTCAGAAGTAGGGACCAGGTTTTTAAACGTGTTCAGCCTATAACCTAATTTATCTACTGACTCCGCAAGTGGGAAGAAAATAACAGTAGGGCCAGCGCTTGGATTGGCAGCTCTAGCATGTTGACCAAAGGAATCAATACCAACAAACTCTGCAGCATAGTGTATCAAACACATAGCCTGACGACGGTTTAGGGTTTCTAACCTCTGGTGGCAGTTAACTAGTGCAGGAGTTTCTGGCAGACACAGATGCAGAACAAAGTGTGTGTCTTTGAAAGTGCTGATAAACTCTTCGAACTCCGACGGGGGTGGATTTCTAGTCCATGACCTGGCAGCAGGGTTTCCCCCTCCAGTCGACTGGACAACCATCAAGGGCTTGTCAGTTTTAATCATGGCGGTTAACTCGTCAACTTCTGGCCCAGAAAAATAAAGCAGTGGTGTTTTCTGCACCGATTCAACGCCCAACATGCCACACCAGATATCTATAAGGTGAACTTTGTCGTTTTTAATCCAATGCTGTTCCATGTAAGGATCATGGGCAGAAACGTTCCAGCTAGGCTGGCCGTAATAATCTTGCCAGAGGTAAGCCGTGGCAAAGGGAAAGTTTTTGTGGACGTCTGGGTTATTAACAAACACTTCAGGATAACCTGAAACTACCACGACTTTCGAGTCCGGATTCGCCGCTTTATATGAGCGAATAACTGCAGTAGCCATGATGCACTTACCAATGCCACCGTTAATGTGAAGTAATAAATTTGTCGCAATTTTCTTTAGATCTTTTGTCATAAATTATATATCCATTATAGAATTAAACAAAAAAAATGTTTCCAATGTCAGTTTCTGTCCATTTCATACTTATAGATGATGAACAAAGAAAACAAACCAAAAGCTTCTTTTCAACAATTCTCCCAAGCCGTTCCAGATCCAACGCTTGCTAGAGTTTTTGAAGTCAAAGGCCAATCATGGATAAACTACGGTGCAGACAATCTCTACCCCAACGCCCTGATTACCCCTTTGTATAACGGCTCGGCTATGAACCGGTCGTGCATCGTGTCTAAGCACATTGCAACGATCGGGGAAGGTCTAAAGACCGTAGATCCGAATTTAGATTACGTGCTCAAGAGAGCAAACTACATGCAGTCTTGGAACGACGTGTTCGACAGATTTGCGTTGGACTACATTATTTACGGTGGTGCAGCCCTAAACATTATCTGGAACCAAACCGGAGATAAAATTATCGACATGTTCAACATGGACTTTAATGATATCCGTTCTGGCCACATCGACTACGACACAGATCGCGTGGAGTGGTACTACTACTCTGCAGACTGGACCAAATATAAAAAGGACGCCTACAAGCCTAAGGGCTATAAGTCTTTCGACCCCGCACATGCAGCACTTTACCCTAACCAAATTCTGTATTTCTTTAAGCACAACCCTGGGCAGAAATACTACCCTATGCCTGCTTATTCTGGCTCTCTTACCGATATTCAGGTTGACGTTTCCATATCTTCTTTCCACTACTGGAACTTAATGAACGGGTTAAATCCTAGCTTGGTGCTGCAATTCCACAATGGAATACCTTCACCAGAAGAACGCCAGGACATCTACCAGGAAATTGCGTCTAACTTCTCAGGAGTAGACGGGGCTGGTAAGTTCTTTCTTTCTTTTGCTGACGACAAAGAGCACAACTTGGAGGTCACAGCCTTGAACTCGGCCAACGACGATTACTACATCACGTTGGAAAATAGGATTACCTCTAGAATTTTAACGGGACACAGAATTACATCACCCCTCCTACTTGGAATCAAGGACTTAGGGGCCAATGGGTTCACGAACAACGCAGACGAAATTACAGTTTCCTACCAGCACTTTGTTTCCACAGTTATCCAACCAGACCAGGCAACCCTCCTAAAGGTGTTCGACCGTCTAATGCACTACTACGGGTACGACACAGAACTGTACATCCAGCCGAAGAAGATTTTCAACGAAGAAGGTCAGCAGGTAGCTGGTCAAGAAGTAACCACAGCAATAGAATAACACATGGCACAAAAATTAGCACTGCTAGTTTCTGAAGAGAAACTTAAAGCCTTCACCTCCATTAATCAGAATGTGTCTCCCGCAGACCTTATTCCATCAATTTTACAGGCTCAGGATATCGTGCTCCAAAACTACATTGGGGCCACCTACTATATGCAGTTAAAGAATCAGGTTGTGACGGGCACAGTTTCTGCAGACAACCAGTTTCTCCTAGACAACTACATCGGCAACGCAATGTGCAACTGGGGGCTATTTTACGCTCTCCCATTTCTAAAGTATAAAATCTTCAACAAGTCGGTGGTTTCCCCAACGTCCGAAAATTCAGAATCGGTTACCCTAGAAGAGCTAAAGTTTCTAATGGAGCAAGTTCGCTCTGCAGGTGAAACCTACATTAAGAGAATGATCGAGTGGATGGTACTTCATCCCGGGGCCTACCAGGCCTATGTGGCACCACAGGTGTTGGACGGACAACTTCCAGAAAGAGGAAACCCGTATTTTGGGTCTTTGGTTACTCCGAAACAACCCTACGCATGGAAGAAGAGGACCATGGTTGGCACAAGAGATTCTGCAAACGTGGGTTGGTATGGTGGCACAGAAGGCTGCGAACCCTTTGGCATGAACTTCTATCAGGCACCTAACAGCTAATATGACTAAACAAACCGAAATTAAGCTGGCCAAGACCTACAAGTCTTCTTTGGTTAACGAAGAGAAGCTCAAAAGCTACCTCTTTGCTAAGAAGAAACTTTTCCCAGACAGAAAACTATAACAAATAGAAAATGGGGGTGGTTGTCATATTCTACATTTTTTATCTTATTGACCCCATTTTTCTAATTGCATAACAAAATTACCCTCTGGTTTCTCATAACTTCCAGGGGGTTTTTTGTGAAACAAACGGTCCATCAGCACATAGAATCTATATGAAAAAAATCAACTGTAATTTCGAAGGAGAAAGAAATGGCAACGCAAAGTTGACCGCTGAAAATGTGGCAGCCATTAGGTTCCTCCACCAGAACACAGGTCTAAGCCAAAGACAAATCGCCGCATTGTTCGGCATCTGTAAAACCCACGCACGTCGAGTTATTTTAGGTATCTCCTGGGCATGATAGTCCACCCATCCAGGCACTGGTTTGAGTGCATGTTTCCGTCGTTGGAAGACCACGAGGAGGAGATTTTCTTTCCACACCCCCAGCACGACATCAAGGTAAACCAACTGGGTGTTCTCTACTGCGACAACGACAAGTATGGCGTCTACGACAACGTGGACAATTCGATGGTTAGAGAACAGATAACCAGAAGGTCGTTGGGAACTAAGACCAGAATTATCTGGGAGTGCTACACTGGGGTGTTGGTTTTTACCCCCCACTTCTTCTATGTGAACGGAAACCCTTTGGACACGAGGTTCGAGAACATGGTGTTGTCTGGGCCTGTATCCGCCAAAGACAGACAGCCCTACCTTAGAACAAGGGCTAGGTTTATCCAAGCCTCCGTAGAACATCTAATCAAATTGGAGGACAGAATGGAGAAGGTAGGGGTCGACCGGGGGCAACTCTACGACATGCTTCTATTACCACAATGGCTGAAGTCAGCACGTGCAAAGTATCTACCCCCTAGACCTAAGCAACCAAAAAATACCTCATTGGGTAAATCCAAACCCAGGAGCACAGAAGAAGAAATAGAAGAAGTTATCCGGCTGTTCAACCAGGGGCAAACCTTCTACGCCATCATCGACCGCATGGGCTGGACATCTACATCCAGGATAAAAAAGATTGTCCAAGATTACGGGCTGGTAAGGTGAAAAAAAGAAACAAAAGAAAAGGTATATAGTATAATTAGTAACAAGTTTATTCTTCTGGTTGGGTCAGGATAATAAAACAAACAACTTGAAAAGTCAGGTTATCGGGAGGCCCAACACTCCTGGTAATTCTGACTTTTTTTTATCGGTAAACAATACAATAAAATAAAATATGGAAAAACAAAATCAAGACCCGGTAGCTATTCTGCAGGCCTATTTGGATCAATGCGCAGCAGAAGGTATCAAACCACAACGCCCTGCAGATGATTACATCTACTGGACTAAAGACGCTTTAATTGCTCGTATTAACGAGCTTGAACTACACATCTCAGACATGTACAATGATGGAAAAACTAAATAAACTTACCTGTGCTGAAGATTATTTTTATGGCTACATAAAAGGACTAAGAATTGATATAATAAACGAAGATTATAGTAAACCATTAATGATTGCAACTTTTCATTATAATTATGAAGAAGAAGATTATCTTGTCGAAGACTTTGAACTTTTTGCTGAACTTCTTGATAGTTTTAAATCTATGGGATATTGTGCTATTGAAAATAATGAATGGGGATACGAAAAACTTTGGATTCAATATAACAAAGGCGAATGGAGGGTTTTACAGCCTTAAATTATAATCATGAAATTTAGTTTATTTAAAAACGACGACAAGTATCATGATTGTTTCCAACCGGATCATGAACCTAAAACAACTGTTGGACTTGTAGATTTAGCCTTGGACATTAAAACCCACCAAGGGCTTAAGTCTATGACAGAATATTATAGGGAACAATTTGCATTGCACGGTAGGGATGCAGTTCGATCTATGAAATTTAAATTTCCTTACATGTTAGTTCCTTGTCTTTTTACGATGAGGAACAAAACAAGTTTTATCCCCGGCACTTGGAATGAAGTTGCAGGGTTTGACATAGACAGAAAAGACAACCCAGATGTAGATTGGGATTTACTTGTGGATAAGATTTGTACAACTCCAGAAGTTGTGCTCTGTTTTAAATCTACATCTTTTGGATTAAAGGGATTAATTAAAATAGATGGCAGTTTTCTATCTGGCATTGCAGATGATGCCGTCAATGACTTTTATAGAAAAACTCTTCTTGAAGGGGTTTACCCCCACTTTGAAAACCTCTGGGGAGTTGCGTTTGATAATTCACAAGCTGTTTTATCCCAGCCAATGTTTATCAATCACGACCCCGATATCTACTGCGTACCTGATGCTATCCCTTTTAAACCAAAAGTGTCAGCAATTCTAAATTCCATCTTTGATCCAAATGTTGGGGTAGGTTCTTCTATCAAAGAAGACTTTAGAATACTAAATTACCAGCTGGACATTTTGTCCCAGTCTTCTGATAAAACCATCTATGAAACAATCATGTCTGTTACCAAAAGGGTAGCACAGTTTATCAAAGGTGGTTTAATTGAAATTCCACCGGCAGAAGTTCTGGTCTTGATGCACGAAAAGTTGGCATTAAATCCAAATTCTAAAAATAAATCCAGAGACAAAGAAAGGTTGGAGTCTGCATTTAAGGGTGCTTTGGAGAAAGAAAGTATTGCTCCAATTACCAAGGAGATGACGATGAAGGCAAAAACTATCAAAGCTCTCTTCGACGAAATTAGATCTAAGGAGGATGACCTATTGAAAGGGCAAGATATACCTTATGTGATGATTGGAGACGATTTTTACGAGATAGTCAAAGACCCTTCTAACCCACACATCGAAACTCTGCAAATTAGATCTAAGGACAACATTACAATTAAAACAGGTTCTGCAACTTGGAAGGGCAAGATAAGACAGTATACCTCTTTTGTTTCTAAGCCAAGCTTGCTAGCATATGAACAAGAAATTACCTCTGAAGATAAAATAAATGGCAGGATTTTAAAGTACTGGAACACATTCCAAGAGCCACCATTTTCACCAGAGCAGTTTGTAGAAGGGTCTTTCCCAACTATCCAAGGGTTTGTAAATCACGTTTTCGGAACAAGTTTATTGGAAGAAGACCAAAGGGAAATATTTTGGGACTATTTACAAACTTTGATTACAGAGCCAACCAGGAAAATGCCAACTATTGTGTTAGTTTCTAAAGATAGAGAAGCTGCCAAGTCTGTCTTGGCAAGACTGCTGGCGATGATCTTCGGTGAATCTAATGTGGGAAGAGCATCAGTAGCAGATTTTATGGACACGTTCAACGGCCCATATGCTTCTAAATTTATTGTAGACATGGACGACATAGAACCTGTTAAGGATCCAAACTTTGTTTCTAAGTTAAAGCCCCTAATTACAGAGCCCTATGTTATGGTCAACGATAAGTTTAGTAAAAAATACAAGATACAAAATCACCTGCACTTTGTAATTACCTCCAACGAAGTTCTTGATTTCATGAAAGTCCAAGAGGAAGAAGTTAGATTTTGGATTAGAGAGCTTCTTAAATTTCCAAAAGAAAAGGTGGATCCCCAATTTTACAAAAAGATGGAATCGGAAATTCCCTACATGCTACATTGGCTAATCAATAGAACCCCTGTGAATGCAGACAAAGGAAGAAGAACAAGATTTGATGAATCTATTTTAAAGACAAATGCATTTAAAAAATCTGCTGAACACAACAAGTCTAACTTCTACTGGGAGATCAAATCTTATTTAGAGGACCTATTTGAAAACGAACTTAGCTTCGCAGAAGAGATTGTCTTGCACAAAGATGAATTGGTTGGTATTTCAGGAGCCCTTAAATTTAAAATGGATTGGAAGAACGTTATCAAAAGTATCTCAGATGACTTTGGCAACATAGAAGGGTCCCACAAGCTAACTTCTAAGAGAGCAAAGTCACCAAGATGGTTTAAGTGGGGACAGTCTTCTAACGTTAGAGGGTTTAAGTTTACCAGGAAATCTATCGGTCTTAGTTCTCTTGAAGATCCAACTGATCTTATTAACCAAACCTCTTACACTCTAGTATGACAATTTCGGTAACAAAGTAACAAGAAAGTAACAAAAATTCTGTTACCGAAAAACCTTACTGTTTGATAGTGTACTGAGTGGTTTTTATACTATTTTATACTATTTTATTAAAGTAACAAAAATAATAAAAGAGCTATATAAACTAAGTACAAAATACGCTTTCGTATAGCGTATAAGATTTACACAGGACTCTACCAAAATTCTGTTACCGTGGAAAAACAAAGATAAATTGGAGAAAAACGTACAGCACACTATCATACGATAAGGTTTTCCAGTAACAAAATAAGAACAAAAACCTGTTACCGGACAAAAAAGTAACAAATAAACAAAAAGATATATACAATATGGAAAAAAAATTAACTTACACAATCGAAGGCTACGAAGGGATCTGGATCCTAGACAGAACTTATGTTACCTCACTGGGCTTCTTAATGTCCAGCTTCTACAACGACGAGAGAGGCGTCTGGATGAACGTCAACATGGGCCACTTCGACGACCTTATTCTTGAGGGAACAAAGAGGGACCGACTAACTATAACAAGAGAAGGAAAATAGTAATGGCATTTGTAGTAAGAACCCAAAAGCAGAGGCTTGATAAGCCAGATGGAATTTACCTCACAGTCGAAGGACGTGAATGGCTAATTCAAGAAGTAAAGTTAACCCCGTCAGGGAATGTAGTTGTGCTTGGACACGATCCAGTAAGGTTGGAAAACCAAATCTGGACAGCGTGCACCCTGGACACAATAGGTAAAATGATAGGAGCAGAATAATGGCAGACGATAGAACAGAAGCTGCGATCCTCTTGAGAATAGATCCCTGGATCTTTAGAGAAGAAGGACTTTCACTCCTAGAGAAGATGTTGTTGAACTACGTGTTCAGCTGGTCGATTCAGAACAAGTGTTGCTTTAGCTCCGACGAGTGGCTAGGGTACAAATTCAACTTTAGGCCCGATGAGATTTTTACAACCCTTAATCTTCTACAGATGAAAGGTTACATCAGAATCAATCGTGGGTTCCAAGGTGGGGCTAGATCACTTTCTTTTACCTTCTCGGACGTTCAAGATGTATGCGAAGGCTCCAACGGTCCAGAGGACATATTTCAAATAGACTAAAGTGGGACGTGACGATAGACCAGTTTATGCGGGAGAACTACAAGGAGCTACTGACCGCAGCTTCTCGCATCTCCAACAACAGCGATCTATCGGAGGAACTGCTGCACTTTTGTCTTGAAGAATTTCTAAAGAAGAAGGACTGTTTAGCCATAGTTGATTCAGGTGGTGGTAGATTTTACATCGTCCGCATACTTTTGAATCAGTGGAGGTCTACCACTTCTGAGTTCTTTCATACTTATAGAAAACACAACGATGAAATCACAGACGAATATGCAGACGAGATTTACGAAGAGGATCCCACCTTCATGGAGCGAGCAGATGCAGTTAGAGAAGAACTTGCAAGACTCCCCTGGTACGACAGAAAGTTATTCGAAACCTTCGTTAGCGAGAACCACACAGTTTCATCGCTGGCTAGGGCAACTCAAATACCCAGAACTTCAGTCTCCCTTACAATCAACAGAATTCGGAGACATGTTAGGACTGAGACAGAAATAAAAACAAAACACAATGACCAAACAAATCAAATGGAAATTCAAGGGCACGGAGATTTACTTCGTGACGGAAGAGAAGAAGATGACGAGAGACGTAATGAGACAGAGGGAACGTCTGCAGATAAAACCAACAACTAAAATAGAAATAATAAATGAATTCTTTACTCCTGAACTATATGCTGAAGGCTGCCGTTCTTGCAATGGCAATACCCCCAGTTCTGAACTCACAGCCCTACATCTGGATCCTGAAGAAGCTCAGGCTGAACAAACCGCCTCTAACGTGCGCGACTTGCTTGGCTTGCTACATGAGCTTAGCGATGCACCTGCTGATTTTACAGACACCATGGACGACAGCGATACCCCTGGCGTTAATGACAGGCTGGCTTTGTAACGAGGCGGATAAGATTCACACAAAACTATTCTGATGAGCTTAGAAGTCCAAGCACTATTTGACCAGCACAGAAGTTGGTTCGAGACAGACAAGAAGGTCTGGCAGCCCACAGAGCTGCAAGTTGTCTACTTGATCTTCAATAAGGCTACAGGGGAGAACAGAAGGGACACAGGCTGCGGCTCGTGCAGAAGGGCAGTAGTAAACAAAGTAAAGAAGATGTATTTACAATATGCAAAGTGAAACCTTGCTAATTTGTAAAGTGAAATAAAAACAGGAAAAAAACAGTATGTCATTCGAAGTAGGAAACCCAGGAGGACCAGGCAGACCGCCCGGACTCCCCAACAGAACCACAGCTATAGTCCGCCAATTGTTCGCGGACATTTTAGAATCCGAGCAAGAAAACTTTAAGGCAGCCCTGGAGCAAATCCGTGTGGACAGTCCTAAGGACTATGTAAACGTGATGACTAAGTTGTCCCAGAAGTTTCTCCCGGACATGACCACGACCATTCTACAGAACGCAGATGGGTCCAACATAGAGCCGATGCAGATTATCTTACCACCCAAGCAAAGTTCAGAAGACTAATGTCTGCCTTCGCTTTCCTGCAGGCTTACGCCCCAATCTTCTATGAAGACAAGACCTACTGGGTCATAAGTGGTGGCAGAGCCTCGGGCAAGTCTACAAACATCGCAGCCTACTTCCTGATGAAGCTGATGGGCAAGGAATACTTCAGGGGTGTGGTCGCGAGATACACTAGTAAGGCTTTGACCAACTCTATCTACCGGGACATCTTAGACCTTATTGGTCAGTGGAGACTTACGGGCTACTTGGAGATTAAGGGCGACGAGATCCGAAATAAGCTAAACGACAATCTGATTCTAACCCACGCGATGAAGCTGGCCGAAGGGACGATCACGGCGAAGGGCAAGGGTTTAGCTAGGGTTACCCACCTGCTAGTAGACGAGGCAACAGAGCTTCCGTCAGAAGAGGAATACCTAAAGCTGGTGGACTCTTTTAGACAGAAGGGCACGGAGAGGAGAATCTTCGTTCTGTTTAACCCGACTTCTAAAAACCACTGGCTGTTCAAACGCTTCTATCTTCCGGACGGGCAGCCCAATCCTAAATGGCTTTCGACCCACGGGTATCTCCACACAACTTACCTGGACAACAAGGACAATCTAGACCCAACTAAGGTTGCCGAGTGGGAAGCCCTCCGAGAAGAAGACGAGGACTACTTTGCCCACCACATCCTGGGGCAATGGCGGGACATAGGGGAAGGACAGGTCTTCAAGGGCTGGCACTTCGACTTTCAGCCCGACCCAGAAGCCGAGGTGGTCTATGGGATGGACTGGGGGTTCGCCTCAGACCCTACTGTTCTCCTGAAGGTAAGAAAGAAGTCTAAGTCCCTCTGGGTGGAAGAGCTTCTCTACCAGACGGGGTTAACTAACGAAGATGTCTTCGACCGCATGGTTAAGCTGGGGATCCCGAGGGACGCAGTGATCTATGCAGACTCAGCAGAGCCCAAGGCTATAGAGACAATTAGGCGGCTGGGCTATAGAAACATAAGGCCAACGGCCAAAGGTCCAGATTCTATCAGGGCCGGAATAGACAGAGTAAGAACCTTCCAGGTCTTTGTTAGCCCAGATTCGACCAATCTAATCCAAGAGTACTACAACTACGCCTACCGAAGCGGGACAGATAAGCCCATCGACGACTGGAACCATGCAATGGACTCCTTGCGTTATGCTGTTCTGATGCTCAAGGCAGAGGGCAAGAAGTACGGGGTTTACTCAGGCAGACAAACTCCTTCGGCAGAATTCAACTAAATCATACTTATAGCAAATGGCAGCACTTACCAACCCAACCACATACAAACAGTTCGTCGAGACTTTCGGGGAGCTTTGTCTTTCCCACCTAGGCGTCAAGCACTTCCAAGTGGGACAGCCCAGCGACATAGACATGCAGACCAACATAGAGACTTTCCAGCGGTACCCATTCTGCTTCTTGGTCCCAGAGAATGCAGAGATGGACAGGTTCGGTAAGTTCGTGTTAACCTTCACGTTCGTCGTGGGCGACATAGCAAAGAACGAAGAGGATCTGCAGGTGAACACGCACAACGAGACCTTGATGATCATGCAGGACATTTTCTCCAAGGTCATAATGTCCGCAGCTTCAAGCGTGCCATACGAAATTATGACCCCGATTGCTTCGATAACCCCGTTCGTCGAGGCCTATAATAACAATCTAGCAGGATGGGCGGCGATATTTGATGTGCAAATCAACTCACCGTTTAATCTGTGTGACGCAGCGTTCTAATGGCAGAACTAAATTTAACTTCAACCTACAGACGCATAGAGGTTCTCGTGAAGAACAAACTAAGGGAGCAGGCACCAGTGGGCGAAACAGGAAATCTGCAGGGATCTATAACTGTCAAAGTGGTAGAAAACGAAGATGGATTTGCCCTTGTTTCAGGTTATCTAACCTACGGGAGATTCTTAGACCTTGGAACCAAAAGGTACTTCAAGGGGGAAAAACCAAGTGCAAGGTGGAACCCAAGACCAGGGAAGGGCAAAGGCGGAATCAAGCCGAGATACTGGACCAACCTAGGAAAGCCCACCGAGAAGATCATAGCAAACATTTTAGCTAAGGAGATCGCAAAGCAAGTAAGACAAATTATCACAGGAAAATGAAACCAACATTTAGAATAAACAAACAAGAGTTCGCATTTCAGGATGTGACCCTAAGAACCTACTACCGCCTAAGAGAAATCCTGGCGAAAGGAGAAAGCAAGACAGCAGAGTTCGAAGTTGTGGAGTGCCTAACTAACTGCCCACAGAAACTTCTAAAGCAACTTCCCTACTCAGACTGGTTGTTGGTCTGGGAAGAAGCAAACCTACAGATCGGTGAACTCACAGGAAACACAGACGCAATCAGACCCATTGTAGAATTCGACGGAGTAAAGTATGGACTACCTGCAGTCGAAGATTTAACTATTGGGGAATTTGCAGACTTAGATATCATCATCACTTCTGCCAAAGCAGACGACAAACTGGCTGATATTGCAGCAGTGTTATATAGGCCCATTCTAAAACACAGAGGGGCAAAGATTACCCTAGAGCCATACGACACAGATGGCTTTGAAGCCCGCAAGGAGCTGTTCATGGACATGCCCATCACAGCAATCCGTTCTGCTAATGCTTTTTTTTTGCAATCCGCAAACTCATTACTAAAGAATACAGCTCACTCTTTGCTGAAGAAGGAGAAGAAGAGGGGAACATCCCAAGACGTCCTGGACAGCCTGGAAGAACTTCTGCTGCAAGATCTTGGTGGGGACTCATCAATCTCATTGCAGGAGCAAATCCTCTTGAGTTTGAAAGAGCATCCGTCCTCCCGTTACGCTCGGCTTTCAACTGGATTGCGTGGAAGAGGGACGAAATTCGTAAACACAATCTGGCCGTTCAGGCACAAACAAAACACCAAGTAAGATAATGGCAATCACCCAGACCCTACAATCACCACCTATCTGGTCTCCAGCATACAATCCCATCGTGTGGATGGTAGAGTCGGACCAGACCACTCAGTTCAAGTTCAGGTATGTCTTCGACGTCTATGTTGGAACTAACACACCGTTGAGATTCAAAACTCCACCCAACCCAGCAGGCAAAGGGCTAATAGATGTTTCGCCGCTGTGTCAGTCTGAAATACAAATCCCTGAGAACCTTCCGTTCTTATCTGACACAAAGTTCTACTTGGGAGACTACTTAGCAACCGAAGTTTACATTCTGTTGGGCGAGGAGTATTCCACCACAGCAACAGGAACACCTGTGCTTTACAACGGTCTTGGGGCAGCAGGGGAACCAGCATATGGCCTATATGCAAATGGGGATTTTAGACCAGCACAGAACTCCACAACCCCTGTGGCAGTCTGGGCTTCTGCACAGTCCCCTGAGAAGTATTACACCTACATAGCAACTGGCGGAGAAGATATTCTGCAGTATGAGATGGCGCTGGGGCAAGTTGCTAATACCGGCGGAAAGTTTCTAACCTCTTGTCCGAACTCTCCACAGACAATTAGGTCCGACGAGAACTTTACTTTAACTTGGCTGAACAGGAACTTCGAGGCGGCAACAGGTCCACAGACTTTCCCTTATGCAATGAATGTGGATCTCTACAACAACAACGCCTACATTGGTTCTAAATTCTACTACAACACGGTGGCAAACGGAGGCATTTGGCCGTTGTGCTCAGTTGCACCTTCACCAGCAACAGGAGCATCAGGACCCGAAAATTACCTTTCGTCTTTTAAGATAAATCCGGCAGACATTACGACATACACAGAAGACCAAGATGTTTTATTTGGCACGGGCAACTATGGATGTTTAGCCCAGCCACCTGGAGACATCTTTCCTGGCTACCACGACGCAGGTCTTTCTCCCGCTTCTAACCCAAGCATTACTCTACAGAACAATGATCCATACATTCAGCCTTCTTACAACAGCAACTGCACAACAGGATTTGGAATAGGCTACACTGGCTGGTCAGATTTGGCCTACAGAGATATGTCTGTGATTACAGGGGACCTGATAGAAATCCAGATCCCATCCATCAACGCAACAGCAGGATCACACCCAAGCATGTTCCTTTGGGGAGCAACAGGAACATCTTCTAATGCAGCAAAGTGGGAACAGATCGCACAGTTTACTGTTACAACTTCTGGTGCTTACAAACTCTACACAGTTTCACACACAGCAACTAAAGCCTACACGGCTTTGGGTTTACGCTGGTTCAGCGGCACCACAGTCTCCTGCGGTAATTTTGGTTGTTTTAGTAACTACTGGAACATTACCACTTCAATAGCTCCTGGTGAATTCGATAAGATGTGTCTGGCTTTATACCCATATGAAACTTATGGAACTTGTTCTCTTGGTGCTACCCCTGTTTCAGAAGTGATTTGTCTAAACATTGACGACACGAACTGCTGGGGATTCCAGCCCATCCGATTTACCTGGATCAACCCGCTTGGCGGCAGAGACTGGTTTACATTTATGAAGAGAAACACCTTTGTGCAGAATGCAACAAGGGCTTCCCTCTATAGACTTCCCGGCTACTGGTCCGCAGCTTCATACTCCGTCAAGGACAACCAACCCTCAAGATATGGTGCAACAGTCTTTAGAATGGATCTAACTAACACATGGACGGCTTCGACCGACTGGCTAACAGAAGAAGAATCTGCTTGGCTGAGAGAGATGTTTGCTTCACCTTCCGTGTTTGCCTATCTCCCCGACCGGACAGAACCCGTTGCAATAGTTATCCAAGACGCAACCTATGCAGTCCAGACCATTCGCAGAGAAAATTTATTCCAATACTTTGTTTCCTTCGTAGAGGCAATTCCAGATAACACCCAAGGCTACTAACATGTCCAAAGTTCAACTCTACGCAGTCAACAACAACAACGAAACAGTTCTTCTGCAGCTGTCAGACGATTCTCCTGTAAAGATGAATTTGTCGGTGTCGGAACTAAATCCGTTTACCCCTTCTTCGTTCTACACGCAGGTCTTTAGACTTCCAGGCATTGGACAGAACATCAAATTCTTCCAAGACGTCTACTCGGTCAACGGAGCTTCTTTTAATCCAGCTGCAGCAGCAGAGGCCTGGGTTTTATCCGATGGTGCTTTGTTTTCTATCGGCAATCTAAATCTTCAATCTGTGTTTACCAACGACAGGACGGGCAACATAGAGTATGAAGTTTACTTTCTAGGGGACACCTCAGACCTAACATCTTCGGTTGGGGAAGGTGGAATGAACACCATCAACGCAGCTGAGCTAAATCACCAGTTGACCTATGCAAACGTCACAGCATCTTGGGGTGCAACTGCCGGGGCTACTTCGGGGCTAAAAGATGGAAACATTGTTTACCCTCTGTGCGAGTGGGGCTACACCTACGGAACAGGAGGAACCAACAAGAACCTTCCCATCCAAAACACTCTGTCCGACCAATACTCAGAATCTTTTACCAAGGGTGCAACTTCTGCTTTAACGTTAGAACAGATGAAACCTGCAATAAGAGTAAAGTGGCTGTTTGATAAAGTTCTGGAAGATGCAGGATACTCTTACACGTCTGAATTTTTAGATTCAGACTACTTTACTTCCATGTATATGGTTTGCGATTCTGATGCTAGAGCAACCTTTTCTGCAAATGCAGGGTCGTGTCAGATTACTGCTGCAGAATTCAAAGTTCCTGTCACCCAGACAATTCAAGTTCCCTACAATGTAGCAATTGCCAATCAGGACCAGGCATACAATCTGCTAACAAGAACCTGGACTGCTCCTGTAACCGGAACTTACACTTTAGATTGGGCAGGTTATGCTAAAGTTATTCCCATTCCAGGAACTACAGTTCGCAGCGCAGCATTTAGAGTTCATGTTTATCTAAACGGAACCCCTTATTATTCCACCGGCATCTACACAACAAGCACAACTTTCTTCTTCGTTGGTTGGGGTATAACTTTTAGTTCGACTTCGCTAACTGCAGGAGATAGATTTTCTCTCTACATAGAGCAGATGGCTTTTGGAAACACGGATGCAATTTTCTACGACACAAGGTTCAACGCTTCAAACGGACCCAACCAGGTTATTGTTTCATCCTTCCTTCCCGACGATACAATCCTTAAGAAGATAGATTTTCTAAGGTCGATTATCCGCATGTTCAATCTGGTGTTAGAACCAAGCAAGACTGTGCAGAAATCTTTTGTGATAGAACCTTGGATCGACTGGGTTCAATCTGGAGATCTTTTAGATTGGACCAGATTCTACGATGGGTCGGCAGACAAGCAGGCTTCTCCCGTCTTCTTCGACCAGCAGAGAATTCTAAAGTTTAGTGCAGCAGAAGATGCTGATTTTCTAAACAAGAGATGGCAAGACCAATACAAGGCAGACTACTGGTATCGCCAATACGATTCTGAAATAAAGCTTATCAAGGGCAGCCAAGATATAGATGTTCAGTTTGCACCAACCCCTCTGCAGTCTATTCCTGCCAAAGCAACCCAATATCCCAACTGGGTTTTCCCATCTTTGGGCAGAATTCAAGCAGGAGATCCAGACCAACCTGGTTCGGGACAGATGCAACCAATCTCTCCGATTCCAAGAATACTCCATTACAACGGGCTACAATCTAATCCGATCCCATGGTATCTATACAACGGGCTAAATAGTGGGGGAACAGGACAGGCCCAGAACTTCTATCCGTTAGTTTCTCCATTCTCTTCCTGGCCACCAGATCAGTTTACCACAATCAGCCTTAGTTATCTGTCGAAACCTGCTCTTTGGTCTGCTGGTTCGTCTTATATTTCCCAGACTTCCCAAGATCTCTACACTAAATACTGGGCAGACTATGTAGAATGGCTGTATGATCCTTTCAACAGAAAAGTAAATCTAACCCTCCGCTTAGATCCAGGCGACGTGTTAGCTTTGAGATTCAACGATAGAGTTTGGATCAAAGACTCTTGGTATCTAATTCAGAACATCCAAGATTATGAAGTTGGGGAAAATGTTCTGGTAAAAGCAGAACTGGTAAAAGTTCCTTTGGTTGCTATCCCAGGACCTATCCCGGTTGCAGCAACAGGGGGAACAGGTGGAACAACTTGTAGAACAGTTTCCATATGCAACAACAATGTGGCATCTGAAGCTGGACAAGCCACTTACACCTACGTAGACTGCGACAGCAATTTGGCTTCTATTACCCTGCCAGATTCTTCTTGCTCAGCACCTCTCTGTATGCTCTTCCCTCTTGTGAATGCTCTTCCGTCAGGCTTTACTGCTTCAGACAACGGGGCTTGTGGAACAACGGGAGCATCTTTGGTTATCCAGATGGTCAGCGATATCGTGTCTATTTTAATAGAAAATCCAATCACAACCGTAGAAGTTCAAGGAGCATCTGCAGGAACAGGAGGAACCTACACTACAATTCAGAACTTCACTTTTTCTGAAGAGCAAGACTTTACTGTCCAAATTCCAAATTTACCTACTGGGTTTGGACTAAAAGTTGTTCTGTCCTGTTCTTACGCACCAGGAACAGCTTTAGTCTCCCAAGAAATTTCCTTAGCAACCAACGGAACAACCGGAGCAACAGCAGGAAGGTCTGGAACTTACCAACCTATTTCAGCAACTTTCCCGGCAGTAGTCTCTGCTTCTAATACTTACACAGCATACGTCAACATCACATACTAAACACACATGGCAGAAAAAATAGAATTCGACGCAACAGGATTTCAGTCCCTCAAAGCACAGATCCGAGAAGCAAATATAGAGTATCAGGCTCTGTTATCAAACATAGATGCAACTCCTGAAGCTGTAGCAGCGGCGGCAGCAAAGGTTGCAAATCTAAAAGATGATTTCAACGATGCAAACGATGCAGTCAACGCACTAACCCAACAGGGTAAATTCCAGGCTCTAACTAAAGGTCTGGCAGCAGTGTCTGGTGGTTTCACAGCCATGCAGGGTGCAATCGGATTGGTTGGTGGGGATGTCAAAGACTTCGAAAAGACTTTCCAGAAACTCCAATCGGCAATGGCTCTTACCCAGGGTCTAACAGCACTGGCAGATTTAGGAGATGCTTTTGGGGCAATCAAAGTTGCAGCAGTTTCTGCATTCAACGGCATCAAGGCGGCATTTGGATCTACAGGGGTTGGATTAGTTATCTTAGGAGTAACTGCACTTCTCTCTGCACTGATTTATAAATTTACTGAAGCAGCAGATGAAGCCGAAAAGATAAAAACTGCAGACGAGGCTTACAAGCAATACAATCAAACTTTATCAGATTCTAATGCTTTAATGGAAGCAAGATTAGGCTACATCAAAGCAAGCGGAACTGATGAGAGAAAAGTTTTAGAAGAAACTATTAAGATTAGAAAAGAGGCAGAAGAAGCAAATCGAAAGCACTTAGAACAATTATCAATAGATAGAGTTGCTTACGAGTCAGATCAAAGACTTGCAGATGAAAGCAAGGATAAAGGTAGAATAGAAAGAGCAAAAGCTAATACTGCAGCCCTTGATAAAGAGTTTATAGAATCTCTTAACAAAATTACTACCCTTTCTACTGCAACTAAACTTGCGGAAAAAGATCTTACTAATTTTGATAAAAACGAAAAGGCTAAAAGAACCCAAACTAATTTACAAGCAGATAAAGATGCTGAAGAACTAAGGAAGAAAGAACTTGACAGAAAAATAAAAAATCTCGAAGCAAGGAAAGCATTAGCTCTGGCAGAAGTAGATCAAGACAAACTCCAAGCAGAAGGTTTCGCTAAGACTGAAGATGAGAAAATCAAGATCGAAAACGACGCAGCACAGAAGAAAATTCAGATCCAAGTCCAGTTTGAAAAAGACAGAGAAGCACTCAGATCCAATGATGAGAAATCTGCAACTGCTTTAGAAGCAAAAATCCAAGAGCTTGGCAATCAGAGAGTAGAAGGTGATAGAAAAACCCAGCAGGATTTAATTAAATCTGTCAACCAGGGTATTGCAGATAGAAGAAAGGCAGAAGAAGAAGCAGCCAAGAAGGCAATAGAAGTTGAAGAGAGGAGGAGAACAAACTCTCAGAGAATTATCGACGAGCACTTCTTATATTTACAACTTGATGCAAAAGACCAAATCACGGACAAAGAGGAGTTAAATGCAAAATTAGAACAACTTGATCTTGAAAGAGAAAAGAAAAGGCTGCTAACTTTAGAAGAGGGTTCAGTCGAATACCTAACTCTACTAAATGCAATTAAGGACAAAGAACTTGCGATCGAAGAAGATAAAACCAACAAGAAGCTTGATGACATTCAGAAGATTGTAGGCGGAACCTTAGATGCAGCAAACGAAGTTTTCAATGCCCAGCAGGCATTCAACGATAGAGACCAGAATAGAGAGATGGAAGCCCTCAAGGCAAAGGGGCTAAACGAAGAGCAGGCAGCCAAAGAGACAGACGAGATCAACAGAAAATATTTCGAGAAGAACAAAGAGGTGCAAGTTGGCCAAGCAATCATCAACACTTTGCAATCTTCTATTTCTGCTTTTGCTTCTTTGGCAAATATCCCAGTAGTTGGACCAGTTCTTGGTGCAATAGCAGCAGCAGCAGCACTCGCAGCAGGTTATGCTACAGTTCAGAAGATCCAGGAAACAACCTACACATCTTCTCTAAAAGCAAGTGGTTCCCCACAGGGTTCTATGTATGCAGAGGGTGGACTTCTAACCGGACGTTCGCACAACATGGGAGGCATCCGCACTTCGATGGGCGAACTGGAAGGTGGAGAATTTGTAATGAATCGCAGAGCAACAGCTAATTTCCTACCCCTCCTCGAGTCTATCAACTCTATAGGTAATACTACAGGACCTGAAGTTGCACAAGCACAACAGCCAATCTTCAAGACCTACGTAGTTGCATCTGAGATGTCTTCCCAACAAGAAGCAAATGCAAAATTATCGGCTCTTGCCAGAATGTAAAAAATTCATACTTAATAAGAATGGAAAACAAAATTATTGACTTAGAAATTATAGATGACCTGATCGAGTCTGGGGTCTCTGCTATTTCACTTGTAGAAATACCTGCCATAGAGAGAAATTGGCTTGCCTTTGCACGTGAAGAGTTCGTGGACCCTTCTGCTGGAGAAACAGAAGACGAGTTTATCCCACGTTGTATAGCAAAGCTAGTTGGCGACGAAGGATACGAAACTGACCAGGCTGCGGCAATCTGCTACAACACCTACAGAGAAAAGGCTTCTGCAGAAGAATTTGCAGCAGAAACTTATACCGACTACCCACAGGCAGCCAGAAATGCAGCACAACGTGCGCTAGACTGGGCAGATGAGAACGGTTGGGGAGACTGCGGAACACCAATCGGCAAAGCCAGAGCAAACCAGCTGGCTAAAGGTAGACCAATCACAGAAGAAACCATTGCACGCATGGCTTCTTTTGCTAGACACAGACAGAATTCAGACACACCCTACGGCGAAGGCTGTGGCAAACTAATGTGGGATGCTTGGGGTGGAGATGCAGGAGTTGACTGGGCTAGTAGAAAACTAGAAAGAATTCGTAACGAAGAAATGTCAATCGACGTTTCTGCACTTCCCGTGTATGTGGATGAAATCCCAAAGCGGAAAGACCAATATGCTCTGCAAGGTATTCCACTTCCAAGAGGGCAAAAGGTTGTACTTCAGGCAGAAGATCAGAACTACGACAGAGGTCTAGTTGTTGAACTCCTAACAGACGGAGGCTACAATGTAGAATACTGGTTCGAATCTCCAGACAATATAGAGCCTGCAGAAATAGAAGTGGATGGAGAAACCGTTACTAATTCAGGAAATCTAGTTTATATTGGCTACCACCCAGAACTAGAAAAGTTCGCAGCACCTGCATCTGGTAACAAAGGCGACAGACCGCTTGCAAGAATTCCCAAAGAAGACAGAGGTAGAACTGGATCCGCAAAGAACGAACCCGGAGACAGCACAACAACAAGAGGAGGTGTAGAAGTTCCTGATTCTGTGGAAAAAACTCTTAAAGACAAGATCGAAGCACACAACGAAAAGAACCCACAGGATTCTCAGAAAGCTACACTTGGAATGCTAAAAGCTGTGTGGCGCAGAGGCTCCGGTGCCTACTCTGTAGGAACCCCAGGCAAGAGAGGCATGCAGAGATCACAGTGGGCAATGGCGAGAGTAAATGCTTTTCTAAATATCTTAGCCGGCAACAGATCTGGATACGACAAGGACTACAAGCAAGACAACGACCTACTTCCTAAAGGGCACCCAAAGGCATCAGAGAAAATGTCTAAGCTCTACTTCGCTTCTGAAGACCAACGCATCGTAATAGGACCAGCAATGATTCCGGACATGGTGATTCCTAGAGTGGACGAAAAAACTAAGGAAAGGTATGCAGTTAAATTTACTGCAGCCACCATTGCTAAGATAGCAGAAAAGTTTATGCGTGAACTTCGTAACGGATCTACTAATGTAGAACACGACGGAGCTAACGGAGCTAACTCTTACGTTAAGGAAACTTGGATAGTAGAAACAGAAGACGACAAGGCCAACACCAAATATGGTCTGGATGTTCCAATCGGAACCTGGATGGTGGCAATGCGTGTTCAAGACGCAGCAGTGTGGAAGCAAATCAAAGAGGGCAAGCTCAATGGCTTTAGTATCGAAGGCAACTTTATGGAGAAAGAAGATTACGAGCAGTACAAGAAAGACAGGGAAATCTACGACAGAGTAGTTAAGATCCTAAAGTCTATCTAAGAAATGCCAGTTTATTTTTAATTCATACTTAACGATATAACCCAAAATTAAAATAAAATTTAACCATGAATTTTTACGAAGAAAAAATCAATCAAATTAAGATTGCTCTCGGAATGGAAGTTAAGATGGCTGAAGCTATGTTAGAGGACGGGGTGACCAAAGTAGAAGCGGAAGCTTTTGAACCAGGAAAGAAGATATTTGTTGTATCTGAAACTGGCGAAAGAGGACCTGCTCCTGAAGGAATTCACACGACCAAAGACAAAGTTAAAGTTACCGTTGACGCCCAAGGAACAATCACCGCAGTAGAGAAACCAGAACCAAAGGTTGAGGTAGAAGTCGAAGCGGCAGCAGAGGGAGATATGATCGCCCCAACTGGAGACGCAGTAAACGAGCCAGTTAAAACAGAAGGAGCAATCATGAAAGAAGAAATGACTAAAATGATTATGCAGTGCATGGAAGCAGTCGAAGAGGTTGCTAAAGAAGTTGCTACAGTCAAAGAAGAAATGGCTTCTTACAGAGAAAAGATGGAAAAAATGTCTGCTACTCCGGCAGCAACTAAAATTTCTACCTTTAATGCTAACCCATCAGAGGAGAAAGAAAATGTATTAGATGCAAGAGTTGATCACCTAAAATCTCTTAAAGCATCTTTCAGAACAAACAAAAAATTCTAAAAAATAAAACTAAAACACTATGTCATTCGATCTAACCGGTTTATCAGTTTATACTGATCAGCTATCTACCGACCTAATTAGTGCCGCTCTTTTGAAGCCTTACTCAGTTCAATTCTTGACTGTTCAGGCTGGTAAAACTGCAGGTACTTCAGCAATTAACTTGCTAAACTCTAATCCTTACATCATAGACTACGCGTGTGGCTTTAACGCTTCAACCGTAGGTCCAGGTGGTGCTACAGGAAACTCTACTGTATTCGATCAAATTGATCTTGTAGTACAAACTAAAATGCTTAAGGAGCAACTTTGCCCAGAAGATCTACGCCAATACTGGTTGTCTTCACAGCTTAGTCCTTCTGCTTACCTTGAGTCAGTTCCTTTCGAACAGCTTATTGCTAACAACAAAGTGGATAACATTTCAGCTTATGTTGAAAACACTATTTGGGCTGGTGACGGTGGATCTCTAGACGGTCTTCTTGCACAGGCAACCGTGAGTAACGGGTGCATAGGCGGAACAGGTGCTGGTATCACTTTGCCTTTGGCAGTAGCAACTGGATTTAACTCTATCTGGGGTATCATCAACAAACTTTCTAACGCTCTAAAGCAAGAGAGAGATCTAGTTATGTACATGTCTATGACCAACTACTCTGTAGCAGTTCAGGCATTGATGGACAAAGGTAACGCTCTAATCAGCCAATACCCTAACATCACAAACTACACTGGAGACGCTCCTGCATCTTTCATCTGGCCAGGTACTAACGTAACTATCTTTGGTGCACCAGGATTAACTTCAAACACTCACATCATCTTAGGACCTAAGAAATACATTTTCTTCGGAACTGGTCTAATCGACGATGCAGATAAGTTGAAGATGTACTACGATCCTTCTCAGGATATCGTTAACGTCCTTGCTGCCTTCAGAATGGGAACTGCAGTTTACGCTTCTCAGTTCGTTTCTACAGTCTAACCTTATTAACGGGGCTTGTTCGCAGGCCCCTTTAATTTACAACCCAATAAAAAAATAAAAGAAACCAATGTCAACTACATGTAATTTAACTGCAGCGATAGCCCTAGATTGTTTAGATGCAATCGGTGGTATTAAGACACTGTGGGTTTCTTCTGACTTCGAATCAGGTACAATCACCGCTGGTGCAACTGCAGGAATTACTTCCTTAGCTGGTGCAACCGGAACTTTCTACCAAATAGAAGTGGCTAAAGATGTAGCTTCGTTCACAGAGACTTTCAATATCTCTAGCACCAACGGAACCGCATTCTTCACTCAAGAAGTAACTATCCCAGTTCAACACCTTTCTTCTGCGAAGAGAGCTCAAATCCAACTACTTGCTTACAACAGAGCATCAAAGGTAGTTTTCGAAGACAACAACGGCCTATACTGGCTAGTTGGTGCAACTAGAGGTTGCGTAATTTCAACAGGAACTACCACTACTGGTACAGCTCCTGGAGATGCTACCCAATACTCTTTTGTTCTACAAGCGATGGAGCCAGCAATGGCTTATCAAGTGGCAACACTTGCTTCCCTAACCGGAACCACGTTCGTAAACGCATAACGTCCCAACACGCAAAAGGGACGATCTATTTTCCTGAACAGCCCTGGGGTTCTCCCGGGGCTTGTTGTGTCAGTTATTTTAGTTTTCATACTTATGTATGATGTTAAATCTAACACCCAATTCCGAAAACAATTTAGTTATCTACGCGGACACGATTTCGCAGTCTGTAGGTAACTTCTTTTTGGTGGTGTTTACCAACTCCTACTCGAGAGAAGCTTTTGCAGTTGTTCCAAGCATAGTTAGAAGAAATTCTAGATGTGTAGAACTTTCTGTGGATTTGGTGGGAGTAGATGGACAGAACCTTCCTTTAGACGGCCAGGTTTACCTCTACCCAGAAGGCAACTTCGAGTATATGGTGTTCAACTTAAACGCCCCAACGACAGACCCTTCTGTTCCTCTTCCCTGTATGGTGTGGGACACGGACGAAGATTTCTGGGAATTTGCCCGCACAGTCTGGGATGTATGTGGACTTGTAACCGCTGTAGAAATAGACAGAGGTCAGGCATTCCTATACGCAGAAGTTCCATGCGAAAGAGAAGTCCAGTTCGTTCCTTACGTTTCGGACAACGAATTCCTTCGCAATGTTGTGTATGTAACGGGAGTCCAACTCTACCAGTTTCCCTGCACAATCCAGGCTAACACAACTTTTACAGTCGAGAACAACACCACAACCTACTGCCCAATTATCACAATCGAAAATAATGCAACCCTGATCATCAATCAAGGTATAACCTTACAACAACAATTCAGCCCTTATGAGCAATGCTAAATTTATCGTCGGCCAGACAGGCGGACAAATAGACTTTTCAGTAGTTCCGTCTACTCCCCCAAACCCATCCGCAGGGTTCGTGTCTATGTACACGGACGGAACGGCAGTTTACGCTATCGATTCTACCGGAACAGATATCCTGGCAGCAGGTGTTTCCGGAACATCTGGTACTTCTGGTACCTCCGGAATAAATGGAACAAATGGAGCTTCTGGTTCTTCCGGAACAAGCGGAACTTCCGGAGCAAGTGGTTCAAGCGGAACTTCTGGTGTATCTGGAACTTCTGGAGTAAGTGGTTCGAGTGGAACTTCTGGTATTTCAGGTTCTTCCGGAACAGATGGCACGTCTGGAACTTCTGGTGTATCTGGTTCTTCTGGAACTTCTGGTATCGATGGAACATCCGGTACTTCCGGTATAAATGGCGCATCTGGCACTTCGGGAACATCTGGTGTTTCTATAGCCGGCCCAACTGGGGCAACCGGAGCGGGACTAGGTTTATCTGCTAAGAATATAGGTATTACAGGAGGACAGTTTACTTATACTGGAGCACCAGCATACCAAGAATATTTCGACTGGGTTTTTGATGCACCTTTTGCAAGCACAGATTATTCTG